GAAGTTCCTGGAGGCGATGGGCCGCGCGGCGCTCGCGAGCGACGAGATGAGCGGCGTGAAGATCACGCTGAAGCACGGGTGCGTGCTGTTCGAGGCGAGGAACGCCCTGACCGCCGCGAACGCGGGTTTCGCCTCGAACAAGATGGACGAGGACGTGAAAGGCGAGTTCGTCGTGAACCCGAGGCTGCTGAAAGACGCGCTGGAGTCGATCGACGAGGACGACTTCACGCTCCACTTCGACGACGAGGGCAAGAAGCCGATCAAGCTGACGTGCTCGCTGCCGTGGGTGGCCGTGGTCATGCCGCTGCAAGTGAAGTGAGGAGGGCTGAGGGATGAGCGAACAAGTTACAGTGAATAGTGAACAGGTGCCCGACGAGGCCGAGGGCTTTTCCGAAAAGGAGAAGGCGGCGAACAGGCCGGGAACGGAAAAGCGTGACTGGGTGGGTGAGGCCGTGCAGTGTTTCATCAAGGATGCGGACGACATCGACCCGACGGATCCCATATCGGCCATAGCGCATTATTTCGCGAAGAATGCGACTCCAGAGCTGAAGGCCAGGTGCGAGAAGGAGGGCAAGAACGCCACGGGCTGCTGGCGATTCATTGAGGCGGTTGCTCGGAAAGCGCTCGGCAACCGTTCCGGACACATCGACCCGAGTGCAATCTACGCGATTGCGATGCACTATTTTGAGGACGTGCCGAAGGACTGGGACAAGGAGAAGACCGCGAAAGCGCGGCCAAAGGCCTCTACGCCGAAGAAACCGCAAGCGGAAAACAGCAAGGCGGCGAAGCCGAAGAAGCCGGCCGAGACGCCAGCCGAGATCAAGAAGGAGAAGGCGAAGGCAAAGGCGGCCAGGCCCAAGAAGAAGCCGCGTGCGCAGCAGGGCTTCTTCTTCGAGATGCTGGAAACGCCGGCGGTCGGCGGGGAGGGACGCGGCGATGAATCGCCGCGCGCAGAACAGGAAAGCGAGGTGAAGGAATGAGCGACACGCATGGAGTAAACGGCGAAGGATGGATCGGATTCGATCTTGACGGAACCCTGGCGAAATACGACGGCTGGCAAGGGCTCGACCACATTGGCGAGCCGATAGAGGCGATGGTCAGGCTCGCGAAGAAGTTCCACGCCGAGGGGAAGCACATCAAGATTCTAACGGCGCGAGTCGCCCCGCGCCAAAACGAAGACGGAGTCTTTGGAGAGCAAGGGATCATCCTCAAAAATGAATATGGGGTAGATCAGCACTACGTGGCCTCCTACTTCATACGCAAGTGGTGTGAAGCCAACCTGGGCTTTGTGCCTGAGATCGTCCACCAGAAGGATCATCTGATGCTGGAGCTTTACGACGACCGCGTGAAGCAGGTCGTGCCGAACAAAGGCGTCCTTGTCGAGGATTTGGCAAACTACTACGAGGCGCTTGTGGAGACCCATAGGCACGGACGCCCCATCTTCACGGATGAATGGCAGCACTACACGGACAACGAGATCAAGGATCAGGCGCACAAGTTCCTGATTGAGGCGGGATTGTCTGAGGACAGGATCGACTTCCTCGTGAACGCATTGGGGTACATGCAGACGCCGGCGTCGATCCACCACCACCTGAACTATCCGGGCGGACTTGCGCGGCACAGCGTGAACGTGACGCACTGGATGCTGCGGCTGACGGATCCGTTCGAATGCAAGTGGATGAAGCCGAAGAGCCCGTACAGGATCGGGATGCTCCACGACCTCGTGAAGTGCTACTGCTACAGGCCCGACGAACAGGAGCCGGGGAAGTACCGCTGGATGCCGCCGCCCTTCGAGGGCCACGGCACGACGAGCGTGATTGCCGCCGTGACGGAGCTGGGAATCGACCTGACGACGCAGGAGGCGCTATGCATCGCCTGGCACATGGGCGCGTTCGGGCTCGACAAGGACGAGCTGAAGCAGTACGACGCCGTAATCAAACTGCATCCGAGGGAAATCCTGCTTACGCACACGGCTGACATGCTGGCCGCGAAGGTGACGGAGGGGAGGGGCGTATGAACGATACATACGAAGACCGGTTGGATTTTTGGAGACAGCAGTACACCCGCTTAATGCCGGTTGAACTCATGTGCGCACCGATACGCTACGACCAAGGACCATGGCGCTATTGGAAGAAATCGCAGAAAAAGATTCGCCGCGAGAGGCGGCAGCGTATGGCATACAAGAAAGGCGGTGCGAAATGAGCCTTCACAAATGGCAGATCGAGGAGATCGCGGTGTTCGACTGGAAGAAGCGGGCGGTACACGACTTCGACGGGCGCCGGTACGGCAGCGTGACCGGAAGGAGAGCGCCGCATTTCACGGAGGCATGGTGTCCATGCCACGGGAGCGACTTGTACGACGGCAAGAAGCGCCCGACGCGAAAGACGCTCAGGTACAACTACATCGTCGTCGGCGACGTATCGCGGACGCTCGCGGAGGTCTTCGCGAACGATGCGGCGGAGAAGCCTCCGCAGTGGGGGAAGCTTGAAGTGACCGTGGTGCATGTGGCGGTGCGGCTGAACAGCGCGTACAGGCAGGTCGTGAAGGAGGTCGGCCGATGGCACATCAAGACTGGGAAGCTCGAACTTCGCGACATCGACTACCACGGGCTGGGCGGCTGGATCGTCGAGTGGCAGCCGGAGGACTGGGCGGGAGGCGGAAAGAGGAAGTCGGCTAAATCCGCCCGCGCCGAGACTGGTCCGCTGATCGGAAAGCCGATTGACGACGGGTGGTACAATGGCGGCAAGTGGAAGTTCAACATGGGGCTGACGTTCCCATGGCACGAGGTGATAAACCTCGATGCGCTGAAAGGGACGAGGTACGAATACTGCCAGTACGCCGACGGCCTTCCATGCAAGGCCGGGCTTGTGGACTGGCTCATGATGTACCGCCAGGAGCCTAAGATCGAACTCCTCGCCAAGATGAGGCTTTACAACCTTATCTGCCCTTCGGGGATAAAGGCCCTTAAGGACAAGAGGATAAGGGACTGGATCATCGCGCATCGCGAGGAGGTCGCGAGAGACGACGCCGGAGTGAAAGACATCACCTACGCGGCGCGGCACAACGTGACGCTGAAGTACGCGGAGAAGCGGCAGCGCCTCATCAGCGACATCAGATGGCGCACGCGCCACTGGAACGACCGCGTGAAGGTGAAGCTGGACTACGACCGGCTGATGAAGACGCTTCCGAAGTGGCATGTGCGCATAGAGGAATACCTGCGCTATCTAGAATACGCGATCAAGTGCGGCCTTGACCTCCGCAACGAGGGAACGGCGTATCCTCCGACAAAAGGCGGACGCGAGGCGTTCATGGATCGTCTGGAGGACATGGAGGCAAGGGCCAGGAAGAAAGCCCGGGCCGAGATACGGGCGAAGCGGGCAGCGGAACGAGCCGAGGAGAAATGGATCCGCGACACGATGAAGACGCGGATCAAGGAACTCGAGGCGTTCCAGAAGTCGCTGAAGCGCACGGACATCCTGAAGGGATGCGGCTACACGCTCGTCCTGGCGAAGACGCAGAAGGAGCTGCTGGCCGAGGGCCGCAAGATGGGCAACTGCGTCGGATGCGGAACATACGGACGTGCGATCGTCAAGGGCGACTCGTTGATCGTGATGCTGAAGAACCACTCCGCGAGCTACTGCGACATCGAAATAGACCGCAAGAGCTGGAAGGTGAAGCAGTGCTACCTGAAGCACAACGAGTTGGCGCCGAAGGAGGTGCAGGAGCTGGCGAAGCGGCTTGCCGCATGGTTCAAGGAAGAGCACCGGCGCCACATGAAGCGCGGGACGTTCAAGGAACTGCGGAGGAAGGCGGCATGAAGAGTGTCGGCATTACGCCGGACGAGTGGAACGCCCTTGCGGCCGGTCGCACGGTGACGCTCGATCGCGTCCCGGGCGAGCGCAAGGGCGAGTTCAAGGTCGGCGACAGACTGGCCGTGCACAAGCTCTACCAGAAGCAGACGGCGGAGGTGACCGTCAGGCGCGCGGGCTACTATGGCGAGGCGCAGGGCTTCACGCTCGAGGTCTCGGGATTCCGGATGCTCCCTGTCCTTGCCTACGGCGGCGAAAACCCAAGCAGGAGGACGGCGTGACGAAGGTTTTCCCGAACGTGCTGATCGCGCTTGACGTGGCGGCGGCGGCGGTGTACGCCGCCTGCGGCGACTGGCGGAGGTTCATCTACTGGCTTGCGGCGGCGACGCTGACGGCCACGGTGACGTTTTAGGAGAAAGGAGCGCGGCATGGAAAGAGAGAAGTGCTGGTGGACGGTGAAGACGGACTGCGGGACGCGCAGGACGCTCGCCGTCTCGAGGGCCAAGGCGATCCGGAACGTGAGGTACCGGCTCGTGATGGACGACCGCAGCTACGACCGGCCCAGGCCGCGCGACTTCGCGGAGATGCGCGACATCGAGGTGATAGAGGCGACGCGCGACGAGGAAGGGATGGCATGATTTCCGAAAGCGAGTTTCTGGGGAAGTTCGAGGGCGTCCAGGCGAGCGGCGGCGGATGGGTCGCGCGGTGCCCGGCGCACGGGGACGACAATCCGTCGCTCTCGATCGCGCGCGGCGAGGACGGGCGCTGGCTTGTCCACTGCCACGCGGGATGCAGCGCGGAGGCCGTCGTCGCGGCCGTCGGCCTGAAGATGTCCGACCTGATGCCGTCGAACGACAGGCCGCAGCGGACGATCAAGGGACGTTGGGGACGGTGGGTTTGCGACTACGTGTACACGGACGAGGCCGGGACCGTGCTGTACAAGTCGTGCCGGTACGTGAAGGACGACGGCAAGAAGACGTTCATCATCAAGACGCCCGATCCGGAGGCGAAGTTCGGATGGAGCTTCGGCCTCGCGAAGAAGAACATCGCGCGCGTCCCCTTCCGGCTTCCGCGCGTCGTCTCGGCGGCGAAGGCCGGGAAGACCATCGTGATCGTCGAGGGCGAGAAGGACGTCTTGTCGGTCGAGGAGGTCTGCGGATGCGCGGCGACCTGCAACGTCGCCGGCGCGATGAAGTGGGGCTACAGGTTCCCGGAGAACTGGATCGACTGGTTCAAGGGCGCGGGCGGGATCATCATCATAGCGGACAACGACCCCAGGACGAAGAAGGTGACGAGGCACGTCCGGGGCGAGACGGTGGAGGAGGAGATCGAGCACTGGCGCGGACAGAAGCATGCTGCGGACGTAAGAGCAAAACTCATAGGGGCGGGGTTCGAGGGCAAGATAAAGCTGATGGTGATGCCGGCCGTCGGCGAGGAACATCCGAAGGACTTCACGGACTGGGTGGAGGCCAGGAGAAAGGCCGGGCTCTCGGTTGACAAGGCGGCCTTCATGGAGGCGGTGAGGGAGGCCGCGCCCTGGCCGGAGGAGTGGAACTTCGACGCGGCGGCGCTCGAGCTTGCGGCGAAGGACGACGGGCGGACGTTCGCGGAGCGCAGCGCATCTACGGAAGTTGCCGCCGCCGAAAAAAACGGCGGCGGCGAAGCCGCTTCAGATACACCGGCGCAGCCGGCGCGCGGCAGGTTCGGCGCGCCCGTCCCCCGCGCCCCCGACGAAGACGTGGAAAGGTATGCGGTGGATTTCGACATCGGCGGAGGCCGCTTCGCGACGATCACGCTTGAATACGGATGGACGGTCGAGCGCGTGTTCGCGGCCGCCGTGTACGCCGTGAGCCGGAAATGCCCGAACAACGAGCTTCCGAAGGGCGTTCCCGTGCGCCTGAAGGCGTGGAGCGCGGCGATATGGCTCATCATGCGCGGCAGCTTCTTCTGGCACAGCGACTACCGGGACTTCGCGACGTGCATGTTCCTCGATCGGGACGCGAAGAGCTGTACCCTGATGCGGATCATGAGCGACGAGTTCTTCGCCTTCGTCGCCAGGAACGCGAAGCTCGAGGACGTCGATCCGAAGAAAGGCGACCTCGCGAAAGTGCTGGGGCTTGTGAAGCAGATCGCGGTGAACGAGGACTATTCGCGCGGCGTGAGGCCAGGCAACAGCTGGGAGCGGCGCGGCGACGCGGTGTACATTTCGAGCGGTGACACGGAGATGTGCCGCGTGAAGGACGGCAAGTGCGAGATCGTGCAGAACGGGACGGACGGCGTGGTGTTCCTCCGGGGCAAGACGCTCGCGCCCTGGAAGCTCGTCGACGGCGGCGGCATCGACCCGTTCACGAGCGCAAAGATATTCACCGGCGCGAGCTTCGCGGACGCGAACGGGCTGATGAACGTGCGGCTCTGGACGATGAACCTCTTGGCTTGCCACGCGACGAAGCCGCCCCTGCTCATCACCGGCGGCGCCGGATCGGGCAAAACGCGCATGGCCAAGGGGATAAAGGAAATCCTCGGGATGCGCCAGGACGGCGCGCTCGACCTCTCCGTGCAGCAGATAGAGGACGGCGACAAGGGGCTTGACGCGTTCTGGGCGACGGTCAACGACGGCAAGCTCGAAGTGTTCGACAACTTCGACACCAAGGTCAAGTGGGCCAGCGACACCCTCCAGACTGCGGCCACGGACGGACAGACGAAGCGCAGGACGCTCTACACGACGTTCGGCGTCTCGATCCTCCGCGCGAACGCGCACATCATCCTGACGTCGAACAACCCCATCTTTTCTACGGAGGGCAACGGCGGGCTTGCCGACCGGCTTATCACGATCCCGCTCACGTTGAACCGGAACGTCAGCCAGGACGCGGAGCTTTCGGCCGAGATCGCCGCGAACCGCGACGAGTACCTGACGTGGATCGCACGGACGCTCGCGAAGGTGCTCATGGACAAGGAGCCGGTGGACAAGTCGATAAACAGGCGGCACCCGGACTACGGAGAGTTCTCGGTGCGCGTCGGGCGCGCCATCGGCGATGAGGAGGGCGTCGTAAAGGCCCTGGGCGCGGCGGAGGCCGACAAGGCCATCCTTCCCTTGATGAACGACGCCGTGACGAAGGAGATCATGGCGGTTCTCTCCGACAAGGGCTACGAGTGGAGCGGCACGGCCGGCGAAATGTCGGAGCTTATCATCTCCAAGCAGGGCGACGACGAGGACGAGAAGACGAAGACCATCTTCTCTTCGCGACGCATCGGCAAGGCGTTCAACAAGTATATGCGGCAGTTTTCCATCATTTTTCGCATGGACGAGCCGAAGCTGCGCGAGGGCCGGAGCGTCTATTCGTTCAAGGGAATGACGGCTCTCGGCCGGATGTCGGTGGGTTTGGTGGATTCAAAACCCACTTTCGGCAAAACCCGTGAGAGCGCGGACGCGCACGGGTTTATGGAAAACCGCGATTCTAATCCACCAAACCCACCGGACGCGGGGACCACGGGCACGTGGGGCGCGGGGGCGGATGGCGCGTCAGCACGCGCGCGCGCGCCTTCCCCGCTCCCCTTGAGAGAAGAAGAAGGGAACGTAGAGAATGAAAGCGAAGATTTCAACTGGGACCTTTAGTGGCAAGGCCGAACGCAGTTCGGCCATCAAAACTGAAAACGCCGCGTGGCGTCCTGGAGACGGGGTGTTTTCGGGAGTTATCGGGAGCGACGCGGGATGAAAAAGGGCCTGACACTGATGGAGGAGCACTTCTGCGCGCTCATGGCCAGCGGGCAGACGGCGCGCGTCGCCTATTCCGAAGCGTTCTCGCTTGCGCTTACGACGGACAAGAGGCGGATCCACGCGATAGACAACCGCGCGAACCGCCTGACGCAGCGCGCGGACATCACCAGCCGGATCGCGGAGCTGGCCGGGGAGGCGAAACGCAAGAACCGCGAAATGTGGGAGAGGCGCGGAGAAGACCTGGCCGACAGGCTGTACGAGCGCGTCATGGAGGCGGACAAGGCCGGGATGCTGCTATCCAAGGGGGCGCTGAAGGGAATCGAGGTGCTGGCGAAGCTGAAGGGCATGAACGCGCCGGAGGAGACGGTCTTGAAGAACGGCGGCCTGGCGGAGAACTACACGCCGCGCGGCGTCGAGGGCATGAGCGACGCCGACCTGAAGGCCATCATCGACCAGGAGGAGCGGACGATCGACGTGGAGGCGAAGGTCGAGGACGCCGCCTGCGACTCCGAAGACGAGGAGGATGACTGATGATCGGCGCGCGTGAGGCGATGATAGAGCTGCTGCGCAGGGCCGCGCAGGTGGACTTGCTGGCGTTTTTGCAATATGTCTGGTGGATGCCGTCGCAGTTGCACATAGGGCGGCACACGCGAGAGATTTGCGCCCGCCTGACGCGGGCCGTCGAGGACTTCCGGAGGGGGATAGACACGTACCTCATCATCGCCCTGCCGTTCCGCCACGGCAAGAGCGACCTCGTTTCACGCGCCCTGCCGGCCTTTTTCCTCGGACGGTGCCGCGACATGCAGCCGAACGTCATCATGTCCGGGTACGGCTCGTCGCTCGTCAAGGGCTTCTCGTCGAACGTGCAGAACATCGTCGAGGGCGAGGCGTACGGGCGGCTGTTCCCCGGCATGAAGATCGACCCCGAGAAGAACGCGACGGACGAATGGCGCATCAGGGACTCGGTTTCGTCGGTTTACGCGCAGGGTCTCGGAGGCTCGATCACCGGCAAGGGCGGGAACCTGATCATCGTCGACGACTACTGCAAGAACGCGGAGGAGGCCGAGAGCCAGGCCGTGCGGGACAAGACGTGGGAGTCGTTTAAGACGGACCTCTGCACCCGCACGAACGCGCCCGCGCACATCATCATCGTGTGCGCGACGCGCTGGAACGTGGACGACATCGTGGGGAGAATCTACGAGGAGATGAAGAAGAACCCGGACTATCCGCGCTTCGAGTCGCTGATATACCCTGCGCACAAGGACGGGCCGGACGGGTGGGGGACGCTGTTCCCAGAGCACTACAGGCCGTCGTGGTACGCCATGCAGCGCTCTCAGCTGGGACCGTACCAGGCGGCGGCGCTCCTCGACTGCGATCCGCGGCGGGCGGGCAAGAGCGTGTTCCGGCGCGAATGGCTTGAATACTACACAGGCGAGATCGACTGGCGGCAGATGCGCATCATCATCCTCGTTGACGGCGCGAAGTCGAAGAAGAAGACGAGCGACTACACCTGCATCCAGGTGTGGGGGAAGAACCGTGACGGACGCTCGTACCTTCTCGACGGAGTACACGCGCGGCTCAACCTCGACGAAAAGATCAAAGAGCTGTTTCGGCTTGTCGAACGCTTCGGCGGGCCGCGCAAGGTCGATTGCGTCTGGTGGGAGCAGGTGGGGCCGATGAGCGACGTGGAGGCGCTGCGGATCGAGATGGACAGGCGGCTCTACCACTTCACCGTGCGGGAGCTTAGGCACAACACGAACAAGGACTTCCGCATCATGCGGCTCGTCGTGCCGCTCGCGAAGCGCGAGGTCGTGCTGCCTCTCCGCCTGGTGCGCACGCGCGTGGTCGAGGCCGGCGGCGGGCGCGCGCCCGAGGCGCAGGTGTACGACCTCGTGCAGGAGCTCGTGGAGGACGAGATGATGCTGTACACTGGCGACCAGACGAGCATTCCGCACGACGACATGATCGACTGCATGGCCGATCTCATGGACGAGGAAGTGCTGGCGCAGTTCACGCCGCCGGAGGGGGGCGGGGCGGACGGGGGCGGATTGCGCGGACCGGCGGGCGGAGGCCGCGACGACGGGCTTTTCGGGCGCTAGCGGAAAACCTGTCAAGCACGAAATGCGAAAAAAATCCGGAAAGCGTCCGGCCCCTAGCAGGCATTGGGCGAAATGGCCAAAAAAGGTGCGCGGCACTTGTAAACCTTACTTGTGAAGTTTTACAAAAAACGGGACGTCCGCAAAAACCCGTGCTATACTGTCCGCGATCGCGGCGCATTGAGCGCGGCGGCAAGGAAACGAGGAGAATGTCATGGGCAAAGGCGGAGGCGGACACGTCAGGACGACGCCGGTGGCGGCGGAGGAGCCGGTCACGCCGGCGGTGGCGAGGACCGTGGAGGCGGACACGGCGCAGGGCCAGGAGAACCAGGCCGAGCGGCGTTCGCGCCTGCGCGGAATCCGATCCACGTACAGCAGGTTCGCGTCCGAGCAGGGCGCGGCGAACGGCACGAAGACGAAGCTCGGCTGACGGAGGGTGGCGATGGCGCGCGACTGGGCCAAGGTACGGCGGCGGTGCTCGAAGGCGGCGAAGCGCCTCTTCGAGGACTTCGACCGCAAGCGGCGTCCGATCCTGACGGAGGTGTGCCGGGAGTTCTACCCGCTCGGCGTGGCCGGGCTCGTCAAGACCACGGAGGACGTGGCGGACGAGTGCTGGTACGACGAGGAGCACCGCCTGCTCACCGTTCAGCCGCTCGCGGCCGTGCGCAACGGCGCGTGCGGGTTCAAGAGCCACCTGACGCCGAACGCGGGCGGGTGGTTCAGGTTCCGTCCCGTCGGCAAGGGCGGCGCGGGCGCGGACGGCGAGGCGATGGACCGCCTCACCGAGGCCGTGGAGCGCGCGTTCGACCGCTCGCGGGCCTACGACTCGCTGTACAAGCTCTACGAGCACCTTCTCGTGGCGGGGTTCGGCTGCCTTCTCGTTACGCGGCACCCGCGCGACGTGGTGCGCGTGCGCACGCTTCGGCTCGGCACCTACGCGATGGGCGTGGACGGCGAGGGCGACGTGGTGCGCGTGGCGCGCCGGTTCAGCTGGACGGCGGACCAGATCCTCGGCTCGTTCGGGGCGGACGGCGCGCCGGAGCGCGTGAAGGCCGCCGCTAAGAAGGGCGACTGCGCCACGCGCTGGACGGTGTGGAACCTCGTGGAGCCGAACGCCTCCGGCGACATGCGCGCATACGACGAGACGGCGCGCGAGCTGGCGCTCGACGACTCGATGGTCTACCGCTCGGTGTACTGGATCGAGGGTGCGCGGGACGACGACCCGCAGGGCGGCGTGCTTGACGCGAGCGGGTTCACGGTGAAGCCGATCGTGGCGCCTCGGCTCGACCGGGAGTTAGGGGACGTGTACGGCCGCGGGCGCGGCATCGACGCGCTGTGCGCGGCGCGCGGGGCGCAGAGCTTCCAGTACGACATCCTGGGCGTCTCGGGCATCCGGGGCAAGCCGCCGCTCGTCGTGTCGAGCGAGTTCAAGGACGACGGCTTCCGGGCCGGGCGCGGCGGCATCAACTACGCGCGCTTCGGCGAGCAGACGCGCGCTCTTGCCTATCCGGTGTTCGCGCAGCTGCCTGACACCGGAGATCTGCGCGTCAACCGCCAGGACGCCGAGCAGCAGATATCGGAGCTTTTCTTCAACTCGTCGTTCGCGACGATCGACGCGCTCAAGAACAACCCGGGCGTGAAGACGGCGACGGAGGTGGACAACCTGGTGCGCGAGAACATGGAGCGCCTCGCGCCGATAGTGATGAACCTGGAGAGGGAGCTCCTGGACCCGCTCGTGACCGCCGTGGCGCGCTACGCCGTGGCGGCGGGGTTCGCGCCGCTCACGGAGGAGGACGTGGAGGCGATCTCCGACGCGGAGGTGGAGTACGTCTCGCGCCTGCACATGGCCGCGCACGCGCGCCGCGTCTCGGACATCGACGCGTGGATCCAGCGTCTCGCGCCGCTCGCGCAGGCGAAGCCGGAGGTGTTCGACAAGCTGGACGCCGACAAGGCCGCGGACGAGTACGCCGAGATGCTGGGCGTTCCCGCGTCCGTCCGCGCTGATGACGAGACCGTGGCCGCCGTCCGCGCGGAGCGCGCGCAGCAGGCGCAGATGCAGCAGGAGGCCGCGCGGATGGCGCAGCTGGCGCAGCTCGGCAAGCTCGGATCCATCCCGACCGACGACAAGCACGCGGGCGGCATCCTGAAGGACGCCGTGGAGAACGGAGGCCAGGCGTGAGCGACGTCTTCCACAGGGGCGCGCCGGACGTGACGCCGGAGGAGCAGCGCCGGATCGACGCCGAGGCCCGGCAGCGCGCGCAGGCGTGGCTGGAGGCGACCGACCGGCTCGCCGCCAACGGCGACTTCTCTACGTGGCTCTACGGCGTCATGGACGACCTGGGGCTCTTCGACCGCGAGGAGGCGCCCGTCGGCGAGTTCGGGCAGGGCTTCCGCGCGGCCGCGAACCGCATCCGAAACCGCATGCTGGAGGCGCCCAAGGCCGTCCAGCTCTTCACCGACCTTACGAAGCGGCACCACGCCGAGCTGCACAGGCGTCTCGTCGCGGACCGCAAGAAACACCAAACGGAGAAATGACAATGCCAGCCCCAACGCCCACACCAGCACCAGAACCGACGCCAGAGCCGACGCCTGCGCCGGAACAGACACCGACGCCAGAGCCGACGCCAGAACCGACGCCGACACAAGAGCCGACGCCGGAACCCACGCCCACACCCGCGCCCACGCCAACGCCCGCGCCTACGCCTGCGGAGCCGAAACCGTTTCTGGGCGAGCAGAAGCCGCCCGCGCCGCCGAGCGAGGATGACTACGCGAAGGCGCTCGTGAAGGACGAATCGCTTCTCGGCGACGACAAGCGCATCACGCTCGACGCAGACCTCTACAAGGCGTGCGTGCCGGTGATGCAGAAGTACGGCGTGACGCCCGAGGCGGCAAACGCCCTCGCGAACGCGCTCGCCAAGGCGCAGGTGGACGACGCCAGGGCCCGAATGCAGCAGAGGATCGACTACTTCGAGAAGATGAAGCAGGAATCCCTGCGTACGTACACGCCCGCCGACTTCGAGACCATCAACGCCGGCATCGACCGCTGGTTCAAGCCGGGCGGCGTCATGAACAGCGTGATCCGCAACTCGGAACTGGGCGCGGACCCGGAGTTCCTCGCGCTCATGCACCACCTCGGAAAGGCCGCGAAGGAAGACGGCGGCACCGGCGCGGCGGGCGGCGGCGGCGGCGCGGGCGTGGACCCGAACACCACGCAGGGGCTTTCGGACCTCTGGTAAACACTTCCGCCGAACGGGGTTCGCACAGGGCGACGCAACGCGAGGCGGCAAAAGGAAAGGATACAAAAATGCAAGTGAACGGAAACCGCGTGCTGACATACGTGGACTTCGTGAAGGGACTCGACCCCAAGGGCAGGTTCCTCGACAGGTGCATCAACCTCGCCGTCAGGGCGAACGAGATGCTGGACGACATCACGGTCGTCGAGGCAAACAACGGGAGCGCGCTCGAGACGACGTTCCGCACCGAGGTGCCCAAGCCCGTGTGGACGCAGTTCTACAGCGGCATCCCCTCCAACAAGGGATCCAAGGCCAAGCTCAAGGTCGCGTGCGGCCAGATGGGGACGAAGATCACCATCGACAAGCGCATGTACGACAAGGCCTTCCAGAAGGGCAAGGGCTACGCGGACGCGCTCCTCGGCGACGAGATCGAGAACGCCCAGGTCGGCATGAAGCTCGAGATGGGCAACGCGCTCATCTACGGCCTTCTCGCGGACAACCCGCTCGGCTTCAACGGCCTCTTCAAGCACTACGACCGCTACGGCAACGACGACACCGACGACCGCAACAGCGCGCACTACGTGCTGAACGCCTTCGGCGCGGCCGGCGGCGCGAACGCCGCGAGCGAGTCGAAGCTCGGCTCGATCGCGCTCGTCGGCTGGGGTCCGAACCAGATCACCTGCTTCCACCCCGAGAACCATCCGTCCGGCGGCATCGAGGTGAGCGAGAAGAAGGAGGTGCAGGTCTCCGACCCCGACATGGGCGGCGACGCGACCTACGCCGCGTACATGCAGTACATGTACTGGGAGCTCGGCCTCGCGGTCAGGGACTTCCGCTGCGGCGGGCGCATCTGCAACATCCAGCGCGACGACATGATGCTCGGCGCCGACAAGGGCGCCTCCTACGTCGAGCTGATCGACCGCCTCTCCCAGCGCGTCCACGAGGAGGGCCGCAAGGCGTTCTACATGGACAAGCTCATGTGGGAGAACATCTGCGTGATCTACTCGCGCCTGACGCGCGGCAACGCCATCACGTTCGCCAACGTCGAGGCCCGCAAGGAGAAGCGCCTGTACGGCATCCCGGTGCGCATCCAGGACTGCATGAAGGTGAACGAGGAGAAGGTCTCCGCCGTCGCCTAAGGCACGAAAACAGAAAGGAAAGAAGACAATGTTGTTCGACAAGATGAGCCTTTTCGCGGACGGCCTGACCGTCCCGACCACCGCCTCGAAGGACACCTACTCCAAGGTGCTCGACCTGCGCAGGAACGGCGAGCTCGGCATCGACGGCGCGCTCAAGATCTACGGGCAGGTCGTCGGCACGCCCAACTCGACCGGCTCCGTCACCACCGTGGTGCAGACCTCGGCGGACGGCGCGTCGTGGACGGACCTCGCCTCCCAGACGCAGGACGGCAACCTGCTGATCGGCATGTTCCTGCCCTTCGGCCTGAAGCGGTTCGTCCGCCTGAAGTTCGCCGTCGGCTCCACCGCGCTCGGCAGCGCCGTGAAGGTGAAGGCCGGACTCGTGGACCAGTTCGACCAGGGCGCCCTGCCGCCGCTTCAGTCGTTCCCGCCCCTCGCGGACATCGCCGCGGACGGCGACGCGCTCCAGACGCCGCTCAAGCTGGCGTCCGCCTCCGGCTCGATCGCCAAGGGCAGCTCCGGCACGGTCGCGATCGCGGCGGGCGCCGTCACGGGCGTCGAGGTTCCGAGCGACAAGTACACCGTCACCGTGGCCTCCGGCGTCGCGACGATCGCGCTCGCCTCGAACGCGGCGACCGGCACCGTGTACTTCGTGGACGGCCTTGGCAACAAGGTCGCCTACGCTGTCACGGCCACGTCGTAAGGCGCCGGCAAGAGCAATCCCCCGGCCCGGCGGCGGTTCTTCTCCGTTTCCGCCGCCGGGCCACTGGGGAGAACGAACAGGTGACAGTGAACAGTGAATAGTTTTAGAAGAAGTTGAGGTGAAGGCATGAAACTCATTGCCAAGTACAACGTGCAGGTGCGCGGGCACATCTACGCCAAGGGCGAGGCCATGGAATGGGACGGCCAGCTCACGCCGCGCATCCTCGCGAATTTCACGGCGGCGGACGGACGGGAACTCGCGTTGCCGCAGCCGCCGCCGAAGGACGCCGCGCGGGAAACGCCTCCGCAGCCGCCGACGGACGGACAGGACAATCCGCAGCCGCCACCGGACGGACAGGACAATCCGCAGCCGCCGACGGACGGACAGGACAATCCGCAGCCGCCGACGCCCGGCGAACTGCCGCTCGGCATGACCCCGCCTGAAACCGTGGACGAGGACGCGCTCGTGAAGCGCACGCTCGACGCGCTGAAGCGCGACGGCGTGATGCGCCAGCTCGACGAGATGGGCGTCACCTACCAGGCGAACGCGAAAAGCACGTTCCTCGCGCGCCTGCTCCTGATGAGCAAGGGCGAGATCAAGTGCGGCGAATAGTGAAGAGTGAATAGTGAATAGTTTTTGGCTGCGGGAGGCGAGATGAAGAGCATCACGATCGAGATCGACACGTCCACGGGCGCGCTGCTGCTCGCGGACGGCATGCCCTGCCTGGGCGAGAAGGTCGCCCTGACGTTCGCCGGCGCAGAGCCCTCCGAGGGCGGCTCCTACCGGCTGACGCTCTTCGGCCGCGACGGCTTCACGCCGCTCGCCGACAACCACGCGGACGGCTCGCTCGATCTCACGGGCGCAGCGCTCCGGCGCGCGTTCGGCCCGTGCGAGCATCCGCGCAGCTTCCGCGCGGCCGTCTGGGAGCTCGACGGCACGGGCGCGATCGGCTCGACCGTCGCCCAGGGCGTCATTCCCGTCGCGTGGTCGCCCGTGGTGCCGGACGCGGAGACGGGCGAGCCCGCCACACTGCGCGGCCCGCAGGGCGACAAGGGAGATCCTGGCGAGCAGGGACCGAAAGGCGACGCCGGCGCGACCGGGCCGCAGGGGCCGGTCGGCCCGCAGGGTCCGCAGGGCGTGCAGGGAATCCAGGGCATTCCAGGCCCGGCGGGCGCGACCGGCCCGCAGGGGCCGCAAGGCGCGACTGGTCCGGCGGGCGCGACCGGCCCGCAGGGGCCCAAAGGCGACACGGGCGCGACAGGGCCGCAGGGCGAGCGCGGTCCGCAGGGCGAACGCGGTACGCAGGGGCTTCAGGGCATCCCAGGCCCGGCGGGCGCGACCGGCCCGCAGGGGCCGCAGGGTCCGGCGGGCGAGCCCCGGCAGGCCAGCACCACCGATCCCCTGATGGACGGCACGGCCAGCGCCGGCTCAAGCGCCGCCTACGCGCGCGGCGACCATCGCCACCCCACAGACACGTCGCGCGCGTCGGAGTCCGCGCTCTCGGCCCTCGCGCAGACGGTCGCGGGCAAGGTCGACAAGGTGACGGGCAGCGGCATTGCGGGCTACTTCCCCACGCTCAAGTCCGACGGCGGCCTGCAGCGCTCGTACTACACGCCGCAGAGCTTTGCGTCGTCGGGCCACAGCCACGACGCGACCTCGGTGTGGTATGACGGCTACGACGTGGCATGGAAGCTCGACGACCTCGAGGCGCGCGTGGCCGCGCTGGAGGAGGGGGGCCTGATAGGCGATGCCGAGATCACGATAGGCACGCTGTACTACGACAGCATGAACATGATGTCCCCGGTCGCGTACCCGGGCGTCGTCGGGTGCAACGACGGCATGTCCTCGATGGGCGTGGACCCGTACAAGTGCATGACGTGCCTCATGGTGCGCGCGGACTTCCTGCTCGACCCGGTCAGCTGCGTCGAGGGCGACTACTCGATGGGCGGCACGGTCAAGTCGGAGTACGCCAACAACGGGCTCTACCTCTGCGCGAGGGGCGACACGTGCGGCGCCACCGCCACATTCCGCGCGGCGGTGGACTACGGCGTGGCGTGCTACTGCACCGTGAGCGTGCTGGACGGCTACAACTTCTCGTATCTGCGGAATGCGCAGCCCGGCGGCGGCGTCACCGGTGCGCTCGTCCAGGACGAGGGCGGCGCGTGGTGGATATGCGTTCCGCCGCGTCTGCCCATGTACGGCGAGTCGCCAGACCCCATGCTCGGCTACGACATCGAATACGGCGACGGCCTGGCGCTGTACCTCGCAGAGGAGTACTACATGGGGTGCAACCCCTGCGGCATCCCCGCAGAGGTCCGGATCACCATCGAGGACACGTGCGGCCTCACCGTGTACGAGGGGACGGTGCAGGTGGAGATCTACGCAGTGCCGCCCGTGACAATCTGACGACAGCAGCCAAAGGAAAGGAAAACGAAAATGGACAACGTGAAACCGGTCATCGTGGTATTCGGATATTCGAGGGACCGCGCGCTCTTCGGGCAGGCGCTCCGCGCGCTCTCGCGCCTCGTGGCGAAGGGCGAGGCGTGCGCCGTGCGCCTCTACGACGACGCGAACGACCCGATGTGCCCGGGCGGCGATGGAACGCCGCAGGGCGTGACGCGCGTGGAGACCTCGTGGGACAGAGGCGGATTCAGGCCCGGCGGGTACAACGAGGCGACCGTGCGCGGCATCGTCGCGGCCATGCGCGACGCCGCGGACGCGACCGGAGCGGCGTGGGCGGTCAAGACGGACTGCGACGCCGCGCTCAACTCGCTGGCGTATCTCGATGCGCTCGACCCCGCCGCGACGGGCGAGTTCGGCAACGAGGGCGCAAAGGGCTTCTCGATGGGCGTTCTCCACGCCTTCTCGGCGCAGTGCCTTGAGCGCATGGACGCGCTTCTCGGCGACCGCAAGGCCCAGGCGCAGCTCGTGCTGCTCGACAGGCCGGAGGCGCAGTCGCTCTCGAAGCTGGCGGAGCTGACGCGCATGAGGCGCGTCCTCGTGCCGAGGGACGGCGCGGCCGGCTACGGCTGGCGGCACAGCCGCCACGGGTTCTTCGACGCGACGGACGCGCAGATGGACGAGCTGATGAAGTGCATGAGCGTGTTCTTCAAGCCGACGGTTCCTGACGGCGCGCCGGAGGATCGCGTAGAGGCGACGTACGCCGCCGCGCTCCGGCGCATGACGGCCTACGTGGACGCGCTCCTCGAGCGCGGCGACGCCATGGCCCCGCAGCCGCCCCCGCGCGTGTTCTCGAAGCTGCGGCTCTACGGCGCGCTCGCCGAGGCCGGACTCTGGGAGAGGTTCGAGGCCTGGCTCAAGACGCAGACGATCAACGGCCGGAACGGCTGGACGGCCTTCTCGCTTGCGCAGAACATCGCCGACGACCATCCGCTCTTCGGGCCGATATTTTCGGCGGCGAAGGAGGCGCTGGACATGGATGACGCGACGGCGGAGGCGATGCTCGCGGCGGCGGAAGAGGGAGGTGCGTAGAATGTGCGAGTGGAAGCCCGACTTCGACACGCTCAACAAGCGCGTGGACGGCATCGAGTCGCGAATGACCCAGGTCGAGCACGACGTGGGCAAGATGCGCTCGGAGACGGCGGACGGCTTCCGCCACGGCGCGGAGGCGATGCAGGCCATCAACACATCCGTCGCCAACCTCGCGCATGACTTCGGGGAGCGCATGACGAACCTCGACCGCCGCATCATAGCCGAGAAGGAGGCGTGGGGCCAGACCCTCCGCTCCGTCGTGAACTGGTCCGTCCGCGTAATCCTGGCAGGGTGTGCCGTGGCAATGGGGGTTACGGCCTGGAAGAACCTCGTGGCGCAATGACGATCTGCCCGCCGGGGCCAACGCCGAGATCGTTGAGCCAACCCTAACGGCGACTGGTACAGCGGGCGAAACCTCACAAAGAGAAAAGGAGCACAACGAATGAAGACACTGGCGATATGGTTTGCGAAGCGCTATGCGCTGAGCCTGGTGCAGGACATGGTGAAGGCCAAGTCCGCAGACGTGGCGAAGTGGGCCTCGCGCATCGGAGTGTGGATCGAGCGCTTCGGCCTCGTGGCCAAGTACCTCGCCACGCTCTCGGACAGGCTGGCCGACGGCGAGCTGACCGACGCGGAGGCGAAGGCCGCGCTCGCGGAGGCGAACGCGCTCGCGGCGGAGCTCACGAAGGAGGGCTGAACGATGGCGTGCAAGGAGAAGATCAAGGCTAAGGCCTATGCCGTGAAGCAGAGGGCGAAGTCCGTCAAGGCGAAGGTGAAGGGCAAGGTGAAGCGCGGCGCGCTCGTCGTTCTCGCCCTTGCGCTGCTGCCCCTATGCGGTTGCCCGTCGGCCAATCCCGCGAGCCGCACCACCAGCGCGGAGGTAAACCGTCCGTGCATCTGCGTGGACGTGGGCAGCGGAGTCAGCAACATCGCGGTCACGGCGTCCATCGACATCCACGACCTCGCGCTCGCGAGCGCGGATTCGACGGGCAGCACCGAGACGCAGACAGCCACGCCCACCGTGGACGTGCGCACGCGCATCGACGCCCGCTACAACGACGCCCTCGCCGCCGCCAGCACCGCAAGCCGTGGCGTGATAGCCCAGATTGCCGACGGCGTGACGGGCGTGCTCGACCTGATGGCCTCGAAGAAGAGCGGCAAGGTCGCCGTCACGAAGACCGACGGCAGCGCTGCGGTCGTGCAGTGCGACGACGGACAATGCTCCTTCTGCGAGGAGTGTACGGAGCCGTGAACCCCTTGGCGCGGGCGGCGCTCGGCGCTCACCTCCTGCCCGTCCGCGCCATTTCGTTCTTTTTCGCTTGATGAACCTTGAAGCTTGGAAAGGCAAGACAATGTCGAACACATTGCATGCGGGCTTCCACGCGACGGCGATGGCGGCCGTGAACGAGGCGCTGACGGTCCTCGGGCAGGACGTCGTCCTGGACGAGCTCTCGACGGAGAGCGCGAACGCGCACGCGCGCAAGGCGGCGTACCTCTACGAGAGCGCCCGCGTCCGCGTGCTGCGCGACCACGCCTGGAGCTTCGCCCGGCGCGAGCTGGACGTGCCGGGGGGCGCGTACATGGCGTGCCCCGCGCACGGCGCCGCGTTCCCGTTCCGCTGTCCGCGCCCGGCGCGCTGTGCGCGAATCCTCTCCTGCTTCGGGCCGGACGGGCTCGCCGTCCACCACCGCCTCGCCGCGAACGAGGTGCAGGCCGCCGCGCCCGTCGCGCGCATCGCCTACCTGGCCGACGTGGAGGACCTGGACAAGTGGTCGCCCGACGCCTACCGCGCGCTCGTGCTGCGCCTCGCCGCCGACCTCGCCAAGCCCATAACGGGCCGCATCAACGAGCGGCAGCTCCAGGAGCAGGCCTACGCCGACCAGCTCGCCGCCGCAAAGCTCAACGACGCGCGCGAGACGAACGTCCCGTACGACGCCTACGAGGACAACCACTTCGTGGCCGTCATGCGCGGCGACTTCAGGGCCGCGCCGCCGTGGCGCAGATAGGAGCGAGGGGGCATGTACAAGCACACGCAGAGATCGTTCGCCGGCGGCCGGCTCGACCGCGAGCTGATGGGCCGCCAGGACCTCGCAAAGTACTTCACCGGCGCGAGCGAGCTGAAGAACCTGCTCGTCCGTCGGCAGGGCAACCTCGCCAAGCGGCGCGGCACGGACGAGAGCGCCGACCTCGCGAACCTGCTCGGCTACCTGCCCGGCTCGCCGGACGCCTCGATCCCGCTACGCTCGCCGCGCCTCTTCCCGCTCGTCTCCACGCGCGAGCAGGGCTACCACCTGCTCGTCGCGAACCGGCGCGCGTTCCTCTGCTCCCGCAGGGGCGTGCGCTCCGTCTCCTACGGCTGGCTCAGGAAGATCGACCCCTACGACGGCACCGTGGACTACGCGGGCCGCGCGTCCGTCGCGGGCGACTACGCGTACATGATCGGCCCGGACGGCTACGACACGCTCCAGGAGGCGGCCGCCGCCGCGCAGGACGGCGACACGATCAAGGTCTGCGCGGACGACACGTTCTCCGAGACCGTCTCGTTCGCGACGCAGGGCACCGTCACGCTCGACCTCAACGGGCACACGCTCGCCTCGACGCTCGACGACCCGGCCGCGCACGTCGCCGCGTTCAACGTGTCCGGCGCGACGACGACGCTCGTGATCGACGACACGGCGGGAGGCGGCATGATCACGCAGCCGCAGCCGGTCTGCGCCCATCTCCTGGGGACCGGGGAAGCCGGCGCGAAGCTGGTCCTCGTGAACGGACGCGTCATCGCGCGCGCGAAGACGAGCCAGGCGACGACGGGGAACGCCGTCAAGTGGAGATCCGCCGTGCGGATCTTTCCGGGCGCCACGTTCGAGGGCGTCGGCGGCGTGGTGGCCAACGAGGGGAACGTGCCCGAATGGGACGCGGAAGTGGAAATGTACGTCGCACCTGGAAGCCCGCTGTTCTACCTTGGCAGCGGCACTCATGCCGCCAACACGGTCACGATCGGCGGCGGGCTCTACCGCGGGACCTACGACTACGGAAGGGACCCGCAGAACGACTCGTGGCCCAGCGATTACGCCGTCCTCCTTGCCACGGCGAGCGCAACGTCAGCCCGGACGGCCACCGTGTCCATATCCGGGGGCCTGGTCGCCGTTCGAACAATCGGCGGCTCGCACGACGCCGACGGGGACTGCAACGACGACATCGCCCTGGACACGAAGATACAGGTGACCGGCGGCGCGCTGCTCGGATGGGGAGGTGATGGCGAGCGCGTCTCGAACGTCCGCGGCGAGTCGACCGAAGGCGGCACGCAGGGGTACGAGGATTCGATCGCCGCCGGATCTGCGGCGAACTCCGCAGAACGGGAGATATGGATTCCGACCGTGTCCCCGGAATTTGGACGCTATCGCCCCGTGGGCGGATGCCATCCGTCGGACGAGGGCGACTACGCAGCCGACTGGACGGTGGACGACGACCACTGGGCGACGCCCGCGCCGGAGGGCGGCGGCCAGCCAGAGTCCTCCGATCTCCGCCCGTACTACGTCGACGTGCCGTGGGACGACGCGGAGCTCGCCGAGCTGAACTTCTGCCAGTCCGGCGACACGCTCTTCTTCGCGCACCGCAGCCACCCGCCCGCGCGGATCGTGTTCGACCCGGCGTCCGTCACGCTCGAATACTCGCTCGTGCCGTTCGCCGCGCCGTGGCTGCCGCCCGTCCTCGGCTCGCTCGGCATGTCTGAGATCAACAAGGAGACCTCCACGGTCTCCACGGGCGCGAGCAAGTCCGCGCGTTCCACGACCACCACCACGTACGACCGAAGCGCCGGCACGAAGACGGTGAGCGTGGTCGGCGGCGCGAGCGGCGACACGCCGACGACCACGACCTCCCACCCGCCGAAGCGGACCGTGAGCTACTGCGTCTCCTACGTGAAGGACGGCGTGGAGTCGCCGCCCTCCGCGCCGCGCTCGGCCACGTACCTCGCGCCGTGGCAGGAGGGCGAGAAGATCACGGTCAACTTCAGCAGGGGCGGCAACGAGGCCGAGCCGGACGAGTACCGCGTCTACAAGAAGCAGGGAACGGAGTTCGGCCTCATCGGCACCGTGCGCAACGACTCAACGGTCGAGACGCATCCCTCGATCGCGCTCGCGGCGGGCGCGGGATCCGCGGCGCGCGGCTCGTTCTCGGCGTGGCCGGGCGACGGCGCGGCGCGCGTCCGCACGCCGTTCACCGCTCCGGAGGCGGAGGAGACGCGCGCGCGCGCCGTCTCGGGCGTGTGCGAGACGTGGAGCGCGCGCATGGCGGGCGCGCTCGGCGAGGTGACGTGCTGGCCGGGCCTCGGCGCCGTCACCGCGCCGCAGGCCACGTTCGGCTTCGGCAGGAACTCGGGCGTCTCCGTCGCCACCGTCAAGGTGCAGGTGGACGCGCACGCGCTCCGCTACGAGGAGCTGGCCGACGGCACGGTGGACGTGTTCGACGACATCACGCTCTCGGGGAAGACTGTCACGTGCAGGATGTCGCGCCAGACGTCCGCCGGCGCGAGCGCGTCCACGCTCTCCTCCACGAAGACGCTCTCGCCCGTCACGTACACGCCGAAGGGCGGCACGGCGCAGACGGCCTACGACGGCACGGTCACGCACTACCTCGGCAACTTCCCCGCCGACATCGGCCGCGCGGCCCTCGCCGCCGCCGCCGCGTCCGCCGGGCTGGAGCCGCGCGTCGCCACGTTCTCGTTTGCGGTGGGGACGGACCAGACGCGGAACGTGGTCGTGACGGCCGCGGGGGCGGACGGGCGGGCCTGCGACCTCGTGCTGGCCGCGATCGCGTTCACGCCGAAGTCGGCGATCGCGCACTCCTTCGACGACGACTACATCACGCCCGACATGTCGCTCACGCCCGTCTCGGCGGAGTACCCGTTCCAGGGGACGGGCAACTACCCCGGCTGCGTGGGCGTCCACCAGCAGCGGCTCGTGTTCGCGTCCACGCGGAACGACCCCGCCTCGATCCGCTTCTCGGCGACGGGCGACCTCTACACCTTCTCGCCGCACGGCTCGCTCCGGGAGGACGACACGATCTCCTTCTCGCTCGCCGCGACGGAGTTCCCGGACGTGAACCACCTCGTGGTGACGCGCGACGTGCTGCTCCTCTGCGACGGCGGCGAGTGGAAGGTGGCGCCCACGAGCGGCAACACGCTCACGTTCAAGACCGTGTCCGCCACGCTCCAGGGCCGCGTGGGGTCCTCGCGCCGCATCCGCCCGATGGCCATCGGCGACGAGGTGGTGTTCGCGGACGCCTCGGAGATGGCGCTCCTCGCGACGCGCTACAACTACGCCTCGGACGGCTACGAGTCGACGAACCTCACCGTCCTCTCGTCCAACCTCTTCAACGCGAACCGCATCGTCCAGGCCGCGTACGAGCAGTTTCCGGACTCGCGCCTGAAGGCCGTCCTCGCGGACGGGCGCGTGGCGGTGATGGTGTACATGCCCGAGCACGAGGTCATGGCGTGGAGCCAGTGCGCGCTGGGCGGCGGCGCGCTCGCCAGGGGCGTCTCCTGCTCGAAGGCGATCGTCGGCAACACGTCGGACACGGCGTACCTCGTCGAGCGGGGCGGCGCGTGGCTCCTCTGGTCCGTCCGCCCGGACCTGCCGGAGATGACCGTGGCCGCGCAGTGCTGCATGGACGGCGTGCGCGCCCTCTCCGGCTCCGAGGCCGCCGCGCAGTGGCGGGACGGCTGGGCCGCGGTGGACGCGCTCACGGCGGAGGTCCATCAGTCCGCCGCCGGGATCGACGGCGGGCGCGACTACCTGTGCGGCTTCCCGTTCGAGGCCGAGCTCGTCACCGTCCGTCCGGAGGTGCCGTCGCAGGGCACGATCCAGTTCGAGGTCAAGAACGCCAACGACGTCGAGGCCAGGATCCTCGACGGCGGCAGCTGGCGCGCCGCGCCGCTCGGATACGCGGACCACCCGGTCTACTCGCAGCGCGTGGAGCGGCCGCCGTCCGCGGTGGACGGCGCGCTCGCGCTGGACTCGTCTGACCATCGGCTCCTGCTCACGGGCGCGAACTCCGGGGACGGGCGCGTGCAGATCAAGAGCGACGACCCGTGGCCGCTGTCGGTCCTCTCGCTCTCGGTCGACTACGAGATCCAGCCGCTTTCGAACTCGGAGGGATGATGTACCGCACGCGCTCCAACTTCATCTGGCTCGGCGAGGGCGTGACCATGACCGGCTCCACGCAGGCCGACTTCGACTTCGTCAACGCGCACCTGCGCGCTGCCGACTACGCCGAGACGCAGGTGTTCGACGGCGGCCGTCCGGACGCGCTCGCGGACATGGAGCGCAGCTGGACGGTCCGCGACGGGGCGAACGTGGTGGGGTTCGTCGCCACCGCGCCGTTCGCCTACGAGTCCGTCATGTCCAGGAGGCGGTTCCTCGTCCAGCTCACCACCGAGTACGTCTGGCGGATCAAGGTCAAGTACGTGCGGTTCTCGCGCGCAGTCCTCCGCGCCGTGTGCGAGAACGCGCCCGCGTGGGTGACGGAGTTCTACACGCTCCCGATGAAGGCGTACGCGGGCGCGGTGCGCTGGGACGAGAGGATACTGAAGATGCGAAGGGTGCGCGAGATCGACGTCGAGGGCGTTCCGCACGTGCTCTTCCGCATAACGAGAAAGGAAGCGACATCATGACCATCTCCGCAATAACGGCGGCGGCGGCGGCGACCGCGTCCGCGATAGCGTCCAGCGCGGCCGCGGCCGCCGGCACCGCGGCCACGGTCGCGGGCACGATCGGCTCCGGAATCGCCTCCGGCGTCGGCGCGCTTGGCGCGTCCACGCTGGGCTCCGTGGGCGTGACGGCGGCTGCGGACTCCGCGCTCGCCTACACCGTGGGAGGCCTTTCGGCGGCCGCGTCCCTGGCCTCGGCGGGCATGGGCGCGTACGAGGGCGTGAGCGGCTACCAGCAGGGCAGGGCGCAGGCGGGATATCTGCGCTCGGCGGCCGCCGCCGCGAAGAGCGAGGCCGACGCGCAGGCCGCCGAGAAGGAGCGCCAGGCGCGGCTGGAGGCGGCGCGCGCCGGCGTCGCCCAGATCGGCGCCGAGCAGGAGGCCGAGAGGCGCAGCCGCATCCTCGCCCAGGACATCGGCTCCATGTACGCCAGCTACGCCGGGAACGGGCTCGCGCTCGACGGCACCGCCAAGGACACGATCGGAGCGGCGCTCCGCACGCAGGTGGGCGAGGCCCGGAGCGACATCTCCACGATCCGCGACAACGCGGCCATGGAAGTGTGGACGCACCAGGCGAACGCGCGCTCGTACATGGCGTCGGCGGCAAACGCCCGCATGGCCGGCCGCAGCCAGGCCGCGCTGTACCGCCGCCAGGCGAAGAGCGCCTTGCGCTCCGGCAGGACCGGCCTGTACACGGGACTCGGCAGGGCGGCGCTCTCCCTGGGCTCGATGGCCCTGGGCGTCGCCGGCGGATGGGGACGCGCGGCGGGAGGCGCGGCGGGCGTGGGGAAGGAGATCATGCTGTCCAACGGCTACGACCAGACTCCGGCCGCCGACCTCCTGAGGACGTCGCCCATGGACATGGGCCGGAGAATGATGGCGTGAGGAGGAGCCGAAGATGGGACTGATAGAGATTCGCAACAGGTCGGAGCGGCTTGGAAACCTGGGCGGCGTCCGCGAGGCGGACGTGCGCACGGGCGCCGCGCACGTCCTCGCCGGCATGGCGGACGCCGCCGCGCAGGACGGAAGGTCGGACCGCGCCCTCGCGGGCGTCGTCCCCGGCCTCCTCGACGGCGCGAAGAAGCTCGCGCTCGACTTCGCCGCCGCGCAGGATCGCCGCGACAAGGAGGACGCCGACCGCTACGTCGCCCGCTACCAGCAGGGCATGGACGCCTACAACGACGGCTCGACGGACCAGGACGGGAAGCGTGTGCCCGGCGCAATGGAGACGGACTTCGACGACTCCGGGGCGTGGCTCGAGGGCAACGTGGACTACCGCGACCGCTTCGGCGAAGACCTCAGGAAGAAGCTGAAGATGTCCGACCGCGCAATGGAGATCGCGCGCAGGCGCCTAGTCGGCTACAACCTCCACATGCAGAGCAGCTGGCAGGCCCGCGCCGCGAAGGTCGACGACCTGAAGGCGCGGTCCGCGGCCGGCGAGCGTCTCGTCGCCGCGCAGTCCACGCTCCTGAAGTCGCTCGCTCTCCAGGGCGAGAACAAATTCGCCGTCGAGGGAGAGGATGGGAACGCGGTCTGGTCTCCGCAGTTCGCCCTCTCCCTCGACGAGTGGAGGGACTCGGTCGAGAACGCGCTCGACCGGACCCACGTCCCGGAGGAGGCCCGCCCCGCCGCGCGGCGCAGGGCCGCGCTGCAGCTGTGCCGGGACGCGCTGGCCCTCCGCATCCGCTGGTGCGCGGAGGACGTGGGCGCCGGCGCCTCGGAGGAGAACGTGGAGCGCGCATATGCCGGCCTCGTGAAGGCCGTGCGAGAAGACGGATGGGAGGGCGTCTTCCCCGGCGGGCCGACTGCGACTGACGGCGAGGGGAAGGTCGTCTCCGATCCGGTCCGCCAGTTCCTGGAGGGCGCCGACATGGATGAGTTCAGGACCGCCGCGCTGAAGGACATCGAGTCCGCCCGCGCCCGCGCGCTCCACGAGGCCGACGCCCGCAGGCGCGAGGCCCGGGAGAAGACCGTCCGCGCGAGCGTGGAGAAGGAGCTCTCCTTCCGCGATCTGCCGCCGGAGAGGTGGGCCGACGCCTACGAGGCGCTGGGCCGCGACGAGGCGCTGAAAAGGGCCGACCCGGCGCGCGCCATGCGCTGCCTTGACGCCGCGCGCGAGATGCGCGAGGCCGAGAGGAGGGCCGGCGAGAGGAAGACCGCAGGGGAGAAGGCTGCCGCGCGGGCGGCCGGGGCCAGCGCGGCGGAGGTGAAGTCCAACGAGGAGAACCTTGCGCGCTCGCTTGCGACGCTCGACCTCCTGAAGATGGAGGGATCGCTTTCGCAGGACGACGCGAACGAGGCGCAGGCCGCCATCTGGCGGAGGTTCCGCGCGCTTTCGCTCGGCGGGCAGCTCTCCCCTTCCTTCATGCGTAGCTTCATGACGCGCATTTCCGGACAGCTCTCCGACCAGGAGGCGAACGCCATGCGCAGATTCTACCAGGCGTTCGGCTATCAGGGCGGGCTGTCGGCGCAGGGCGAGGTCACTGCGGCGGAGAGGAAGTCGAACGCCGGCACGGACTACTACGCCCCGCGCGAGGCCGGCGACCGGCATTCCGACAACTACTTCAGAATCCCCGCCGACGAACTGTTCAGGTACGGCGACAGCCTTCTGCGCACACTGCGCGCACTGGGCCCGGACATGAACCGCGAGGGCGTCGTGGAAAAGGAAATAGCCCGCATGAAGAAGGATTGGCGCAAGGGCCAGTTCGACAAAAACCGGGAAGCGTCCGTCCGCAGCGTGATGGACATGCAGCGCGAGACGCGTACGCGGTGGAATATGGCACAGCCTGCCAAACGGAGCGGAGAAGATGACGGAAGAAGAGAAGACGACGGCAACCCTGCCAAGTGACGTGACGGACTTCCTCGGAATGGGGCAAGAGCGGACGGGCGGTTACGATACGCTTGTCCGCCAGCCGTCGTTCGCCGGCGGCACGGACGAGTTCAACGACCAGACGAAGAAGGAGCGCCGCGCGCGTTTCAAGGCCAGCGCCGACATGCTCTTCTCCACGGACGTATCGAAGCTCGACGACGCGGGTGCGTCCGCCCTCTACCAGAGCGTCACCGAGGGACTGTTCGGCCTTCCGGACGAGGACGGATCCGTCGCGTTCGGCAAGCGCGCGTCGAAGGACCCGCGCCAGAACATCGACATGTTGCGCAGGTTCGTCAAGGGCGATTATACGCTGATCGAAGACCCGGAGTACACCAAGTGGCGGCAGATGGACGACGAGGCCAAGTTCAAGTACGCGCTCGCGAACGAGACGACCGGGAACATGGTCAAGTCCAAGCTCAAAAGCGAACGCGGCACGAATCCGCTTGTCACCATGGCCGCCGGCGACATGATGTCTGCGGGGTATGCAATACCGTGGACCGAGGAGCAGCGCCAAGGCCAGGAGATCGACAGGAAGTGGCGTGAGGATGCGATACGCAATACGTTCTACGACACGATGGACGAGGACCAGAAGGCGGCGTACCGTGCAGACGTTATCGGCGACTACGAGGAAAAGCTTTCCCGTCGCCAGACGCTCGCGACGTTCCTGCAATTCGCCCACGGCCTGAGCGACCGCGCGGGCTACCTGCTGGCCAAGTCGTTCAGCGACGGTGCCATTGATCCGAACATCGAAGGCCTTGTCAAGCCAAACGGCGACACGGACGAGCGCGACCGCGTGTACGCGGCGTTTTCGCTGATGCGCGGCGATCAGAAGAAGGGACGGATCCTCGGCATCCAGACCGACTTCACGGACGGCACTTGGATGAACCGCTTCCAGCTGGGGCTTTACGGCTTTCAGCAGTCCGTCGTCGGCCTTGTCACGGACACGGGGAAAATGGCCAGGGACGCGGCATTGTGGACATACGCCAAGACTGCGATGGACGAGGCCGAGCGCAAGGAGTTCTTCAAGGGATGGGACGCGAACGTCCGCGCCGAACAGGCGATGAAGCAGAACCTCCCGGAGGCGGACGGCGTTTTCGGCGAGGCGTTCCAGGGGCTCGCGGAGAACCTGCACTGGTTCATCCCCTACTCGATGATCGGCAAGGGCGGCAAGATGGTGAACGCCGCGCGCGGCTTCAAGGAGGGCGAGAACGCGCTGAAGGGGTGGAAGAAGATTTTTCAGCCGCTGAAGGATCTAAAGGTCACGCTTACGCCCATGCGCCTCGGCGGAGCGCTGAAGGAGGAGAAGGCCGCGCTCGAAGCGGGCAAGGCGGCGATGGAGAGCGCGGCAGCCGCCACGCGGGCCGCATGGACACTTGACGTCAACGGCGTCAAGAAGTTAGGAGACATGGGGAGCGCCATCCTCACGCGACAGATGGCCGCTGTCGATCGCTACACGCAGATGCTCAGGGGCATAGACGCCGATCTGAAGGCCGCCAAGTGGTGGAAGGACGCGGCGGGCGCCGGCATGTGGGCAGCCGGAGAGGCGTCGGCGTTCAGCGCGTTCGCGTCGGAGTACATCGCAAACGCGGACGCGGCGGGCATCAGCCGCGAGGAATCCGTCTTGACGGCCGCCGCGATCGGACTCATCAACGCCAAGATCGAGCACTTCAACGTCCTTGGACTCGACTCATCGCTCACGCCCGCGCAGATCAAGTCGCTCACGTTCGCGGCGATGGCACAGGCGGTCAAGACAGACGGCGCGGCGGGCTTCAGGAAGTGGCTCGCGAACCGCGTCTCGAAAGGCGTCACCGAGGGGCTAAAGACTGGTCTGACGGAAACCGTGGTCGAAGAGCCGCTGCAACAGCTCGTCATGGAGCACGGCAAGGCGTTCGACAGAATGTGTCAGGAACTGCGGGCAAACGGACAGGCCACGTATGCCAACGAGATGAAGGCATTCTTCGCGAGCTTGGCGTTCACAGAGAAAGACTGGGCTACGTTCATCGACACCGTCGTGGACATGATTCCTTCGGGAATGGGTTTCGCCGTCGCCGCAGTACCGGGCGCGAAGCTGAAGCAGCATATCCACAACGCCTGGACGCGCGGCGCGAACCGCCGCGCCGGTGCGGAAGCCACGGACACGATGTTCGCCCTCGCCCAACGGGGCGAAGACCCCTCCGGGGCGGTCGACTACGACGCCGGACTCGTTGACGTGATCCAGCAAGCCGTGAACGTCCGCACAGCTGTCGAGAAGCACTGGCAGGGCGAAGAGGACGGCGGCGAGGCCAAGAACCCGCACCGCTTCGAGGAGGCGATCACGGCTGCCCGCCGCGCCTGGCGCAATCCGAAGACCGGCGACGTCGTGCAGGAAGTAGCGGACGCCGCCGGCGTGGACGTGAAGACCGCCGAAGTGCTGGCGCAGTACCTCCAGACCGAGGCCGAGGCGGCCGCCTTCTCGCCACAGGCGCGGGCGTGGACGTCCCTGAACATGTCGCTTGCGGACATCGACGAGGCGACGATCAAGACCGTCCTTCCGGGCTACGTCGAGGGCAGCTTCGCGTCCGATCCAGAGAACGGCATCTACTCCGGCCGCGTCAGGATGGACGACGGCACGGAGAAGACGATCGCCTACCGCGTGGGCGATATTCACGCCGAACTCGTCGCAGAGGCGCAGAACATGGCCAAGGCGGACAGCAGCTTCGGCAAGTCGTTCGACGCCCGCCATGCGGAGCTGGGCGACGGCGTGACATGGGCTTCGCTCTCCGATGCGCAGCGGTACGCCGAGGCCGTCCGCTCACAGGCGAGCGTAAACGGCTTCTCGACCGGCAAGAGCGGCGTGTTCGAGCTTACCGACTCCAAGGGCGAGAAGGTGCGCGTCAACGCAGACGACATCATCTACCTCGCGAACGGACGGATCGGCGACATCGGCTACGGTCCGGCGGCGACGCAGGGAACGGTCCGCCACGAGACCTTCCACAGCCTTTGGCGTTTCGTTCGGGGAACGCTGGCCGACGCGGACGTGCAGCAACTCGCAAAGACACTCGGCATCGACGTGACAAAGGACGGATGGGAAGTCACGCTCGATGAGCGCATGGCGCATGAAATGGAACGCTACGCAAGCGGCCACTACGTTTCCCACGCCGTTTCCTCCCGCTTCGACAAGATGCTCGACTCCTGGGCGGGGAAGATCATCAACTTCTTCGGTCAGTTCGGCCCGTCCGACGAGGTGACGGATCCCAAGACCGGCAAACCGTACCAGCTGAAGGGCCTCTACGACAGCATTTTGCGCGGCGAGCTGGGAAGCGGCGCCCTGGGCGTGGAGCTTCGCAAGGTGCCGGCACGGCCCACGCCGGATGGGGTTCGGGGCGAAGCCCCGTCCGTTGTCAAGTCCGCCATGCCCGTCGAGGTGACCGACGCCGACCGCGCCGCGCAGGAAGCCGAAATGCGGGCCGAGGCCAAAGAGGAAGAATCGCCCACCGCTCCTACAAGTCCTGCTCCTACCGTCACTCCTGTACCACCGCCGGCGCCCGTACAGGCCGCCACCGCCGAGAACCCTGCGGACGCCTCCACGCCGAACCAGGTTTACTACCGCGTCGGACTTCCCAACAGCCCGGTGAAGCTCGTCGGACGGCTGGAGGTGCGCGACGCGTCAACGGGCGTCATCACTTCCACGGACGCGGACTACCACGACCGGGGCAACCAGAACCGCGACGACAAGAGCGAGGAGAGCCGCGCCCTCGTAGAGAAGATCGGCGCGAACCCCGACCCCTTGCAGGTGGGGACGGTGCAGCCGATCGCGAACAACGGGATAGTGTGGCTGTTGAACAACTCGAACGTCATCATCGGCAACCACCGCGTGAACGGCGTCCGGAGGGCTTACGAGAAAGGCACGGCGGGCGACCTTGAGAAGTTCGTGCGCGAGGACGCCGCGAAGCGCGGCATCGAGATCGGCGCCGACGTGAAGAAACCGCTGATGGTGTTCGTCCTGGAGCGCATCGAGTCGCCCGACGGCAAGGCAGACGTCCACGAGGTCGTGCGCCTTGCGAACGAGTCGCAGAACCGGGGCTTCAACGTCCGCGAACAGGCGGGCAACGACGCGAAAATCCTGGCCGACAACAACCTTCTGCCGCGCATGGAGTTCCGCGCCGACGGGCGGATCGACGAGACGAAGAGCGGCGACGCGATCGGGAAGTTCCGCCAGGAGAGCGGAGCGCAGGGCCTTATCGCCGAAGACGGCTCGCTCACCGAAGAGGGGCAGACGCGCATCCAGAACGCCGCGCTCGCGGTGCTGCTGGGCGGCGAGGGGAACAACGCCCTTCTCCAGAAGATCATGTCGAACGCCGGACGGCTCGACATGCAGAGCGAGCTACGCGCGCTAATGAAGATGACTCCGGAGCTGATGGCGCTTGGCGTTGCGAAGCCGGGCTACGACCTTCGCGCTCCGCTCGCCGAGGCCTTGCAGCTCTTCACGGAATGGCGCGACAAGGACGAGACGGCCCGCGTTGAGAAAAACAAGACGCGCCACGACTGGCGAGAGACGAAGGACGGGCGCCGCGTACGCGGCCTCTCGTGGGAGGCCTATCTTTCGCAGGGCGACATGTTCCGCGCGCCGTCGGACGAGGCGAAGATACTGGGCGACCTGTTCGCAAAGGCGGAATCCCTGCGCTCGTTCGACCGCGAGGACGTGGAGAGCGCAGCTGGAAAGAAGCGCGTCATAGACCTCATTTCCGACTACCTGGCGGACTACATCGCGAACGCCCGCGCCGTCAACACCGAGACGGATGACATGTTCGGAGGATCGCCGGCGAGCCGCGCCGACGTGCTGGCCGCGCAGCGCGCGACCGGCGGCGATGGCAGCGGCCCGCGGTTCAGCGTCTCAATGCGTGAGACACTTGATCCAGCAGCTTGGGGAGACTTGTCGAGCAAGGTGAAGGTGGCAGGTGACGGACGCGCGCCCTTTGCGTTTAATAAGGGCGCGCGCGTCAAAGACGTAAAAGAGCCACTTTTCAAAGCGGCAGTCGAGAACTTCAAGCGTCAGTCCAACTACAAGGAAATCGACGGGCACCACTATCTGGAAATTGACGGCTCGCTTATAGAGCTCACAAAGAGTGGCGTCAAGCATGGACTCGATCGCCGATACGAACTTAATGGATATGCTGCCGTTCTTCTCGGTGACATCCTCAACAATTCGATAGAGGTCCCAAATGTTGACGCGCCGATGCACTATAGAATTGGCGTCATGGATGTCGGGCAGCTCTATTATGTTCTCGTCACAACAAAAGATTCCGACGGAATCGGCGAAGTGCAGAATGTCGAGGTGCTGAATTCCGTAAACGCCAAAGCGGATGGCACTGCACAAGGGTTCAACCTTACAAATGCCATCCGCCCGACGGAGGTTAGTATATCAAATCTCCGTGCTGCATGGCAAGGGGCGTTCTTGCAAAATCTCGTCAAGCACAATATCGACTCGGTGCTTAAAGACAAAAATGCGCCGGTGGCGCGCCAGCGCGAGGCCGTCATCGAGAAGTACAAGGGCACGGCGGAATGGCTCATGGCACCCAACGGAGTGAAGTCGAATCTTGGCGAGGACCAATGGGTGACGGTAAGGACTCCTGCGTTCAAGTCGTGGTTCGGCGACTGGGAAAACGACTCTGCGCACGCATCGAAGATCGTTGACGCCAACGGGGAGCCGCTTGTCGTCTACCGCGGCGCTCCATTCGACCCGCTTGCGCAGGAGCCCGGCAAGGGCGTCATCAAGCCGGAGGCGTACTTCACGGCCGATCCGAAATACGCGGGGCGCTACGGGAAAGTCCGGGCGTACTACCTGAACATCCGCAACCCGTTCGACGTCCGCCGTCCGGAATGCCTTGCCGACCTGAAGAAGATATATCCCGACCATGAGTTTCAGCGCGGCAAGTCCGGCGCGCTCGACTGGGCCGAGGCCGCGACGGTGGATGGGGAGTTCCTGCGCGACAACTTCGGCGACAAGTACGACGGCGTCATCTACGACGAGGGCGGCGATCCCGGCGAGAGCGGCGTGTCCTATCGCGGCATCAGCTACGTGCCACTCGATGGCGGCGTACAGATCAAGTCCGCCACGGACAACACTGGCGCCTTTAGCGAAAATCCCGACATCCGCTTCTCGATCGCCGAACAGCTGCCGAAGGTTCCGAAAGGCACGATCCGCCTTGCGGAAGTTGGCCCCTACTACTACGCCTTCGGAAAGGATGCGGAGGCCGCCGCGCCTCTTCTCGGCTCTTCGCTTGTTTCGCGCAACGGGGAAGTGATGACGGCCTTCCCGCGCGACTACATCGACACGATGCTCGCGCGCCTGATCCGAAACGGAAAGTCCGCCGCTCTTCTCTCGCGGAACGCCGACGGCACTTTCGGCGTCAGGCGCACGGTCGATCCTGGCCAGATGCGCTACTCGTTAGCCTTCGGCGAGGTCGGCACGTCCAATCTCGACGACGCCCTCTTCATCGCCGGGAACCTGGCCACGGCCCGCCAGATGCTCGGCGGCCGCGACTGGGAGAAGGTCAAGAAGGACGAGCGCCTGAAGATCAAGCTCGCCACCGGCTGGGAGAAAGGCGCGGACGGCAGGTGGAGGTACGAGGCGGCGGACATCCCAGAGATCGACCTTGCCCGCCTGAAGAAGCCCAATCCGGAGTACAAGGCGGACGAGGAAAAGCCGAAACCGAAGTACCTGCCCGTCAGTCTCGCAGACCTCTTCACGAAAAAGGCCGGCAAGGCGATCCCGCTCTTCACGGCCTATCCCTGGCTGAAGAACGCGAAGATCCAGTACGGCGCACAGATTGGAAAGACGAGGGGGCAGCTTATAGCGTATCGCGACGATCCGCACAAGTTCACAATAAGGATTTCGGAAGAGCAGAGGCCGGACGCCGAGGGCGTACGCAAGACGCTGATCCACGAGTTGCAGCATGCGATCCAGAGCATAGAGGGATTCGCGAGGGGCGGCGACACGGACACGATGGAGAGGCTTTTCCTGAAGAAGTTCGCCGACGCCCGCGACGAGGCGCGCGGGTGGCGCGAGCGCTATTATGCGACCCTCCGCAAGTACGATAGTTGGACTGCGGCGAGGTACGCAAGCTACCCGCGCAAGCATCCCGCCCATATCGAGGCGGCGGCGCAGATCGAGGCCGATCCGGACTGGGCGAAGCTCGAAGAGGAGCGCAAGGAGTTCCGCAGGAAGTGGGGGCACGACCCGAAATACTTCATCGACTCGGACTGGGGTGCGCTCCGCAAGGCCGTTCGCACAGGGTTCCAGGACTACCGCAAGCTCGCGGGCGAGGTCGAGGCGCGGAACGCGGCCGAACGGACGCAAGCGAACGCCGGAACCCTCATGTCCGACACCGAGGACGTGGCGCGCAAGAGCCAGATCGTCCGCTTCTCCATCGCCTCGCTTCTCGACGAGGAGCGCAGGGAGCTGGAGTCGAAAGGCGGCAAGCTCCTCCTCACGCACCACGGAACGCAGAGCGGACGCTTTACCGTGTTCGACCAGTCGAAGAACGACTTCGGACAGCCGGGATTCTACTTCGCGAAGGACCGCGATACTGCGATGACCTACTCTTCGCCCGAGCACTACGACGAGGACGACGACTCCATCACGCCCGGGATGGCCGAGGACGGAAACGCGCTTTACAACGACAAAGGTCTCTACAACGTGGCGCTGCGGATGGAACGCCCGCTGGAGGTGGATGCGCAGGGAGCGTACTGGCACAGCGTCCCCTTCGAGGGAGAGAAGCAGAAGACGCGTGAAATAACGGCCAAGGCCTTCGAGCGAGGGTACGACGGCGTGGTGTTCCACAATGTCATCGACAACGGCCCCGGCGGATTTTCAGGCTATCTTGGTCCGGCCGAAGTGTACGCGGTGAAGGAGTCGAACCAGATCAAGGTCGTCGATGAAATGACATACGCGGACGACGGCTCGATCATTCCGGCCGAAGCCAGGCTCGACTGGTCGAACCCGGACATCCGCTACTCCGTCTCGAAGGAACTCACCGACGCGATGCGCAAACGCGAGGCCATGCAGTCGATCCCGGTTGAGGGCAAGGTGCAGCCGTGGCCGGAGAACTTTCCGAAGGTGGTGCTCCAGACCACGCTCGCAAGCGTCAAGCAGAAGTGGCCGGAACTCCATCAGCGGGCGAAGGCCGGAAGCGAAGGCGCGGCTCTCAGTCTTGTCCGGAACATCTTGGGAGAAGAGCCGACGGCGACGAAAAAGAATCCGAAATGGGAGAAGCTGCGTACGCTCGCTGCGGAACATCCGCGCGCGATCGTCGCCTACGTCCATGCGGAGGAGGCTACAGGCCGCAACAAGATCCCGGCGGCCTATGCCGCGATGATCGAGATGATCGCTGGGTTGCGCAACGAACCGAGGATCGTGCAGACGGTACGTGCGCACCACACCGGCGCAAACGCCGTCGAGCGCATGACCCGCCGCGCGGCGTTCGACGGGCCGGTGCGTCGCGGTGCCGAATACATCCTCGTGGACGACCACGTGACGCAGGGCGGCACGTTGAACGAACTGCGAAAATACATCCAGTCGCGCGGCGGAAAAATTGTCGCAATTTCCACCTTGACTGCCAGCCAGTTTTCTGATACCATAGCAATCAGCAGCGATGCAATAAAAGCGTTGCATGCTAAATTCGGGAACAACCTCGATGAAGAAATCAAACAAGCAGGAATCGCAAACGGCGTCGCGGAGCTTACCCAGTCGCAAGCCCGCGAACTCCTTAAGCTACGAGCTGACACCCTCCGAGATCGCCTCGCTCAGGCAAGACTCGATCGACACAATGAACTGGATGCGCAAGCAGTTAGGCTTGCCAGCGCATCAAGCGTCGTAAGCGGCGCGACCGACTTGCTGCCCGGGCTGAAGGCCTACCAGAAGCCGGACGGCACGTTTACGGAGACGGGGACAAGATGGGCGAAGGCGAAACAGTTCCAGCGTCCGATCGGACGCGAGCTGAACTCGCTGATAGACGACTGCCTTCTTGCGGGCGACATGTCGCCCGAAGAGACGGCGGCGACGCTTGACCGGCTCATTGCTGCGGTAGAGGCGACGGACGAGATCAAGAACAGCGTCCTTCCCAACTTCCGCAGCGACTCCGCGCTGGACGATCCGACGGTGATGCCCGTCGGCCCGGACGGGAAAAAGGCGTTCACGCCGGAACGCGCGGCGATACACCAGCGCATCTACGACGTGCTGATGGCGGACAGGATCACCGGCGAGAACAACGAGGCGCTGGAAACGCGCAAGGACGGTTCCGCCAAGGAAGAGGCCGTCATCGTGCGGGCGAACGAGGGCCGTCCGGAACTGCCGCCCATATCGCTCCAGAATCCTTCCTACGAGACGGCAAAGGAGTTCCGCATCGACATCATCGTCGGGCCGCCGGCGGCGGGCAAGTCGTCCGTGTTCGCGAACGCGCTCTCGACGTTCTACCGTTCACGCGTCCTGGACTGCGACGCGGTGAAGAAGATGCTTCCGGGCTTCAACGACGGCAACGGCGCGAACTACGTCCACGCCGAAAGCTCGATGTTGAACAAGCGGATGATATTCGACATCCAGCACCGCGCCGAGGACGATCCGAGACGCGGCGAGAACGTCGTGCTGCCGGTTCTGGGCGACGACGCGGAGGGCCTTCGCAGGAAAATCGCCGACTGGCATGCCGCCGGGTACACCGTGTACCTGCACAACAATCGCGTCCCGATACTCCATGCGTTCGGACGGGCCGTCCTGCGGACGCTCGCCACGGGGCGCTGGATCAACCCTGCCGTGATAAGGGTCTGTCAGGACAGACCCACCAACGCATACAATCTAGTGAAGAAGGAGTCAGACTACTATGACCAGTTCTCAAACGACGTCAATCTCGGCGACAGTCCAATCTGGGAAGACGGAAACTACGCCGACCCCGCGTACGGGCGAAACGTTAGGCGACTGGATGAACAGGGCATGCAACCGTCCTCTGGCCAAGGAGGACTGGAAGGACGGCTGGAGCGGAACGGAGTAAAGCCCGCGTCCGTCGGCGGGCAGCAGATACTGCCTGGCATGGAGGGCCAGGTCCTGTTCTCCACCGAGGCGCCGCGCTCCGCCCTCGTCTATCCGCAGCTTCGCGGCATGTCGGACGACGAGCTGCTGTCCGCCGCCATCGCCGCCCGGATCGCGCTCGGCAAGTCCGACAAGGTGAGCGACAGATCCGTCAAGGTGACGACGGTGCAGAAGCTGATGCGCCGCCTGCACCCAGACTGGGACACCACGAAGATCGGCGTCGAGTCCCAGCGCGTCATGTCTGGGGCGCAGAAGTTCGCCAGGCGCATCCGCGAGGACATAGACCGGGGCGTGAGCGATTCCCTCGTCCTCGAGCACCTGCCTTCCACGATGCGCGAGCAGTTCGGGAGCGAGATGCGGCAGGAGGCCCGCGAGGGCGCGCGCATTGGCGCGTTCGGCGTCCGCGCCAATGCCGCGCTGGAGGAGCGCCAAGCGCGGCTCGTCGAGGACGCCGTGCGCGTCCAGACCGGCCTTGACGCGGGCGCGATCGAGAACGCCTTCGGCATCAACCTCTCCGAGACGATCATGCACCTCGCCGACAACCCGCTCACGGAAAAGGAAAAGCCGCAGGGCGCGACCGGCACGGGCGAAGGGGAAAGCGAAGATGTCCAAGCTGAGCCTGGCCAAGAGGAAGCCCCTTCCGAAATCGACGCCAAGGTGAAGGCCGTCGTGGACGATATCGTGTCCGCCGCCGGCCAACAGGCGGGATCGGACGAGCAGAACCGCAAGAACCGCAAGGCCGCCGCAGGACGCGACGCCGAGAACAAGGCCGCCATGGGCGAGAGCGAAGAAAACGGCGATGAAGGTTCCGTGCCCGCCGATACATCGACGGGAGAGGACGGCGACGCCCTTGCCGCCGCCGTGGCCAAGGAGGCCTTGAACCTGGAGAACCCGCGCCACCTTGCCCGCTTTGTCGCAGAGCTCGCCCGCCGCCAGTGGATTCAAGAACACCACCTTGCGAAGGACGCCGAAGTATGGCGTGACCTCGTGGCCGTGCAGTTCCTCCGCAGGACAGCGCAGAGCGTCTATTCAAAACTCGTCCGCGACCTCACATACTCCCGCAGCCGTGAGACAGCCATGGGCCGCATCGCGAAGCTGGACAACGTACCGACCGTCGCCGGGCTTCTTTCCGAGATGGAGTTCGTCGGCGCGCTCATCAACGCCCAGCGCATCCGCGACACGCAGAAGCAGCTGTGCGAAAAGCTCGACCTCTTCCTCCGTCAGAACTTCGGCGCTCAGGGACACTTCAAGCCCGACAAGGAAGAAGGAAAGCGCAAGGTTTCGGCCGAAGCGGAACTCCGCGCGCGTTACATGCGGCATGCGATGTGGCTCACTCCGGACGCGGCGGCGGAAGAGGCTCGCCAGCTCCAGAAGACGCTGGACTCGCTATCCGTCGATTTCCAGGACGCCGGACGCGACCGCGACCAGAGCCGCGAGTTCGTCGAGACGATCCGCAAGCTGAACGTGCTGCGCGAGTTCGGCGCGCTCCGCCACAAGCCCGTCGGCGAGATCGAGGCCGCCGTCCAATGGTGGCAGGACTTCGCGCGCGGCGAGTCGGACGACATCGTGCGCGAAATGTCCGATCGCGACATCCGCACGAAGAAGGCCGCGCACCTGCTGGCCGTCGCGTTCGCCGATCCAAAGCGCACGACCATCCGCGAGGGCGGCAAGGCGGATGCCTTGAACCGCTTCATCACCGGCCACATGGGCTTTATCTCGCTCTTGCAGGACTGCATGCGCCACACATCCGACGCGGACGCCGCAGCCGTGAAGGACATCGTGGACTACATAGCCCGCGAGGTGCAGAAAGCCGGCGACCGTTCCGAGGCTGAGAAGCGCCGCCACAACGACGCCTTCCACTCCGCAGTCGAGGGTATCTACGGCAAGAGCTTCAACGCCGTCATGAAGGACATGATGGCGCCGGACGAACGCTTCACGAAGTACATGGGCGTCGTCGGCGGCAAGCGCGTCACGCCCACAAAAGGCCGCGCGCTCCAGCTGCTCGTCTCGCTCCTCCAGGAAGGCCGCAAGGTCCAGGTCGAGGACGAGGACAAACCGGGCCAGACGAAGACCGTCTGGGAGGGAGGCTATCACGACAACATCGTCAAGCACCACCGCGAAGGACAGGCGGCCGAGATCATGCGGTTCCTCGATCCGGCGGACATGAACATGCTGAAATGGCTTGGCCAGTGGTACGAGTTGAACCGCTCCGACCTCTCCGGCGTGTGCCATTCGCTCTTCGGCATCGGCGTGTACGCGGAGCAGCCGAACTACTTCCCGGTGAAGATGCAGCTCGAGACGCAGGGGCTTGAAAAAGGCAACGGCGTCGGCTGGACGATCTTCCCGAAGGCGCTCACGCCGCGCGTCCGGAACGAGCGCGACTTCGACACGTCGGCGGACATCTTCTCGATGTGGGCGTCACGCATGGAGGAGGCCGCGCAGTGGAAACACCACGCGCAGCTGGGGCTGGAACTTCGCGGCATCTTCGGCCGGTCCGAGCTTCGCGAGGCCGTGCGGGCGAACCACGGCACGTCCGTGGACGACCTCATGCAGGGCTTCATCACGGACATCCTGTCCGGGCATGGCGCGTACGACCGTTCCACGGCGGGCGTACAGTATTTCTCCGACCAGATACGCGGCTGGACGGCCCTGTGCGCACTCGGCGGGAACGTCGGCGTCATGGCCAAGCAGACGACCTCGATTCCGGCGTTCGGCTTCGAGATCGGGCTTGTTAACACGGCGAGGTACATGGTAAGCGCGTTCACGCCGGAGGGCATGGCGGCGATGCGGCGCATCTGGGACTCGGAACAGCGCAAGACGCGCTGGCGGGTGGGATCCTCCGAGGCCGTGCGCAACGCATTGAACCAGCAGGGCGCGGGCGCTCTGAAGCGGATGTTCCAGGCGAGCATGATCACGAACAAGCTGGGCGACGTCGTGCCGGCGCTCGTCGTCGGGCAGGGCATCTATCGCGACTGCCTGGCGCGCGGCATGTCCGAGGAGGACGCCATGGCCGAGACATGGAGCCTCGTCGAGCGGACACAGCAGTCCGGCCGGATGGAGAACCAGACCTCGATCCAGCGGCGGAACAAGCTCGGGCGCATCATGTTCCAGTTCCTCTCCACGCAGCAGCAGTACCTCCAGTACGAGGTGCGGGCGATCCGCGAGGTGATCGCGCGCCCGGACTCGGTGAAGCGCTGGGGCAGTCTGGGACGCGCGATCCTCCTGAATCACTTCATTCTCTCGTCCGCCTACTACTGGATGGGACAGCTCTACAAGTACGCGCTCGGACAGGAGCCGCCGGAAGACGAGCTGAAGGACTGGATCGTCACGTGCCTCCTGGGGCCGTACGGTTCGCTGTTCGTCGCCGGCTTCTGCTGCAAGTACACGCTCGAACGCGCCATCAAGGGCTACTCGATCAAGGGGGGCTCCTCGATGCTGCCGATGGAGTCGTGGCTGAAGAACCAGATAAACGACGGCGCGAAGCTGCTGGAGGCGATCTTCGACTCGGACGGCGACACCTGGGACAACATGCTCGATGCCGCCGGTCGCTGGATGAGCGACAGCAATTCGACCGTGCGCGACCTGCGGAAGATATACCGCTACCGCGTCAAGGGTGAGCAGCAGAAGAAGTAGATTCCAGGGCGTGGTGAAGCTCTTTGGCAACGTCGCGGTCACGGCGCGTGACGTCGCGACGTTGAACTACGAGCGGGTGCAGAAGGACTTCGACCGGCTACTGAAGTCGACCTCGATCACGCGCACGCCATATGACGTCTGGCGTCTGGTCACGGGCAAGGCCTATGCCGAGCGTGAGGAGCGCCGAGAGAAGCGCCGGGCGAAGGAGGCCTGGGAGAAGTAGTCGCGGGACATTCTCCGCCGAGTGTTCATTTACCGTGGCCGTGTACGGGTGTGACTGTGACTTCACTGTGTACGACCGGTAGTTTCTTGTCGTTTTTCCACGTTCCAAACCACCCTTTTGTAAACTTTCACCTGTGAACATTTACAAAAGTTTGGTATAATACCAACCATACTTCAAGCCCAGAAAGGCCGTAAACACTGGGTATAAGCGCGATTGGCGCGCTTGGAGTGTGTACGGGAATGTGTACGAAAGGTAGAAAGTATGTCTCTATACAGAAGAGGCGGCATGTGGTGGATGGATGTCTACGTCGGCACAGGACGAAAGCGCGTCCGGAGATCGACGGGCACGTCCGACAAAGTGCGCGCAAGGATAATCGAGCAGTCCGTCATCGCTGTGAACCGCAACATCACGTCGCGGCAGAGGGCAGTCACGATAATAGACAACGTGCTGCCGCAGCGGGAACAGGGCCTTGCCCTGTGGGAATCGCCTGCATATTACAAAGAGTGCGCGTCAAACGAAGGCATAACGATGACACAGAACTCAATGGACCATCGCGTGAACATCCTGTCGAAGTTCGCGATGTGGGCACACGACCATTCGCGTATTTCGTACGTGGAGGAGGTCGACGCCTCGATTGCGTTCGAGTTCGTGAAAGCTCTGGGAAAGCAGAAACGGATTACCGCAAAGACCAAGAACGCCTACATTGGCGACCTTGGAACGGCATGGAAGCTGTTCATGCGCCACGACAAGACAAAGACCAATCCATGGCCGATCGTGAGAGTGCCACGCAACAGGGACGAGGAGACGTCCGGCAGAGCGTTCACCCAGGACGAGATCAACCGTTTGATGATCACGGCTGGCCGGATAGGGCGAGACTGGCAGACGACCATCATGATAGGTCTATACACCGGACTGAGACTGGGAGACGCCACATCGCTCAAGTGGTCAGACGTGAGCTTCGAGAAGAAGCTGCTATGTGTCACGCCGTCGAAGACGCGCAAACATCGGATCGTGGTACAAATCCCACTCCATAGAACACTGGCCGAATGGCTTTCAGAACACAAAAATGACAGCGAGTACATAACACCGGCTCGCCTAGACAGGACTGGAAAACATAAGTTCAACGACGGGGACAGGACATTCTCGCAGATCCTGAAAGACGCGCACATCGTCAAGCGTAATGAGAATGACAAGCTGTCATTCCACTGCTTCCGCCACACGTTTGTATCACGACTAGCGGAAGCTGGAGTTGCACAGGATGTTCGAATGCGGCTTGTTGGCCACACATCAACTCAGAACCATGCAATCTATACGCATGATGATGTGAGCGCAAGAGCGGCAATCGACGTACTTCCCTGATCTCGTACACACCATAGACACAAAAAACCACGAATGAAGGTTATATATGCGACTCATAGACGCCTTGCCAATCTACGAATTACCGCCATAGTTATCGTGAAGATGCGGCATTATAAACTTTTTTCAAAAAGTTTAACAAGACCCCTTACAAATCAACAGAATTTGTGGTATTATATTACGCGTCAAGCCAAAGAGGAGAACCATGAGCAACAAACTACCACTATACGCCGTCGACAAGTGTCCGCTGACGGTCCGAGTGCCTGTAGAGGTCAAGGTCAAGCTGGACCAGATGTCCGAGGAGACCGGAATCCCTGCATCAACGCTCGCCGCCACCGGCATCGCCGAGATGGTCAAGGACAGACCGTTCGGCCTTCAGGAACTCGCGAGAGTCAACGAGATCGTCAACGAGAACATCCGTAAGCGCGACCAGCGTAAGATTCGGAAAGGAGCTTTCTGATGGACAGCAACTTCACAGAGTTCACGGTCATGGTGCCAGTCTCACAATTCGTCAAGGTGGAAGCCGATGCCGCCGAGCATTCTCGTTCGCTCAAGGCAACGGCTTCTTTTTTGTTGTCCAAATGGGTACAGTCTACCCGTTGGGACGGTCTGAAGAACGACACCGAGGGCGTGGAGGACGTGCAATGAGGCACATGAGGCAGCTTCTCCGCGAGACGCACGTCTCCAGACGCGTCGTGGGATTCGGCGACGCCGTGGCCGATCTCGGCACGCACCGCATCTGCGGAACCGAAACGCCCTATTCGCGGCAGATGGTGTACAACGTCCTCTACGGGCGCAGCAGGTCGCCGAAGCTTCTCGCGCGGATCGTCGAGCGTCGTCCTGACCTCCTCGACCTCTCGTTCGTCGCCGAGGAGACGAAGGCCGCAGCGCGTCAGATCGGCTGGACTCCGAACACGGGCTTGCCCGTGAAATAGCAGAAACAGAAATGGAGAACACTATGAACGGACATCTTAATGACGGCAAGAAGCACATGAATCCGGTGGACGAATGGGCTGAGATGGTTGCCAGAGCAAAAAGCGAGAGCATTCCATATGTCCCCACATCTGAGGATCTGGAGGACTGGGAAGCGATCGAGTCGGAAATTGCGGACACCATGCGGTAGTGGCGGTCGCCCGAAGGAAGGAGCGTAACGATGGAGCTGACAGACTGGTACAAGATGACCGAGAGGCCGGAGGAGCGTGAGCTCCGCAGAAAGCTTCGCCGCGCTGCGATCCTGCAGTGGGTCGGACTCGCCGTACTGATCCCGCTTTCGATGCTCCTTCTCTGGTTGTTCGTCGTCGTCACGCCGCCGCAGTCGAGCGCGGTGAACGACCTGGAGGAAGACGGCGCGCCGGAGCGAGCCATGCAAAACCAGGGGGCGAGACCATGACCACGGCCGATGTAAAGGCGGCGCTTTCGAGAGCGGTGCGGAGAAAATGGCCTAATGCGGCCAAGGCCAGCGACCTGCCATACACTGACTACTGGAAGAGCGCGATGGAATGGTTGTGCTTCCACGCGCCGCACGTCGGCGACGGGCTGATGGGACGATTGATCGCCGACATCGTGCACGAGGCCGTGCTCGCCGAGGCGGCGGGCACCGAGCCGAAGCCGTACAAGGTGCCGGACAAGGTGCGGGAGATTTGGCGGAGGGTAGAATCGGCCGACGCCAAGACAAGGAACTTTGAAGGGACAATTCATGCCCTGACTGGGCCGGCGCAGCCGGCGATTCTGACCGACAGATCAAAAACGTCCACTTGCGGTGACCGCGGGAGAGACAGCGCTTTGATTTCAAGGGAGACGGCAAGCGTACGACGGCAAGCCGGGAGAGGGCAGACGATGGAGCAAGGGAGATTGCTGTGAACGGACTATTTCGCGCCGGAGACGGTGCAGAACCAAAAACGGAGAACAACTAAAATGAGAACTACGATAACGCGGGCCGCGCTTGCTGAGGCGGCCCAAGCAGTCAAGGGGCTGGTCGCGAAAGACCGGCTCAGCGCGTTCAGCAAGGTCAGGCTGGACGTGAGCGGGTGCCTGTCGGTGACGGGCTCGAACGGAGACGTCCAGGTCGAATGGCGCCTGGGCGGCGAGACCGGCGGCGAGGTGTCGGAGCGCGGCACGGCGACCGTGCCCGGCGCGGCGTTCGCGTCGTTCGTCGGCGCGCTGCCCGAGGGCAAGGTCGAGATCGACGGCGAGTCCGGGAAGAAGGTGGCGATGACGTGCAGCGGCGTGAGATTCAAGCTCGCCGCTGGCGAGGCGGCGGACTTCCCCGTGATGGCCGGCCCGAAGGACGACCCGGCGCTGGAGATCAACGCGGTCCTGCTGCGCGAGATGCTGCGGAAGACGCGCTTCGCCGTCTCGACGGACGGGACGCGCAAGTCGCTCACGGGCGTGAACGTGTCGCTGAAGGACGGACTGCTCGGCATGACGGCGACTGACGGGCGCCGGCTCGCGCACGTGGAGCACGAGGTCGAGGCGAGAAAGGGCTTCAACGTGACGCTGCCGATCAAGGCGGTGGGCGCGCTCTACGGCCTTCTGGAGAAGACGGAGGACGACGAACTCGTGGCGGTCGCGTCGGCCGGGAAGTCCGTGCGGATCGTCGGCGGGACGTGGTGTCTGACGGCGAAGCTGCTGGAGGAGATCTACCCGAACTGGCAGAAGGTCGTGCCGGAGAAGCAGCAGCACCGCGTGGTGCTGGAGCGCGGGAAGTTCCTGGAGGCGATGGGCCGCGCGGCGCTCGCGAGCGACGAGATGAGCGGCGTGAAGATCACGCTGAAGCACGGGTGCGTGCTGTTCGAGGCGAGGAACGCCCTGACCGCCGCGAACGCGGGTCTCGCCTCGAACAAGATGGACGAGGACGTGAAAGGCGAGTTCGTCGTGAAC